AATTCAGAAATTCCGGACTCATGCTTTAAAAGTAATTGAGTCATATGAGAAAGCACCTAAGGACACTCGTCCTCCAATGCTGATGGTACTAGATAGTCTTGGTCTGTTGTCAACCTCTAAAGAAGTTGAAGACTCTACTGAAGGCAAAGATGTTCGTGACATGACGAAGTCCCAATTGATTAAGGGAGCGTTTCGTGTCCTTACTTTGAAGCTAGCACAAGTTGGTATTCCAATGCTGGTAACAAATCACGTATATGAAGTCATTGGTTCTTATGTACCTACAAAGGAGATGGGTGGTGGTTCAGGTCTCAAATATGCAGCTAGCACGATTGCTTTTCTCGGAAAGAAAAAGGAAAAAGATGGAGATGGAGATGTTGTCGGTAACATCATCAAAATCAAAATGCAAAAGTCCCGTTTTACCAAAGAGCACAGCCAAGTCGAAGTGTTACTTACTTTCAACAAAGGGCTCGATAGGTACTATGGTCTTTTAGAGATTGCCGAGAAGTACGGTATCTTTAAGAAGGTATCTACTCGTTATGAGTTACCTGATGGTAAGACTGCTTTTGGTAAACAAATCAACAGTGATCCAGAAAAGTACTATACAACAGAAGTAATGGAGCAACTCGAGATTGCAGTTGCTAAAGAATACAAATACGGAAACAACGAATGATTGAACAAAGTATTCTCTCTAACCTAATTAACAATGAGCAATACTTCCGCAAATCAATTCCCTTCCTTAGACAAGAGTACTTTCAAGACCGTTCGCACAAGCTAGCATTTAAGTTGATCGATGAGTATGTTAAGAAGTATTCCTCGCAACCTACAGTTAAAGCTCTTGCTATTGATCTTGAGAGTGAGCCTCTTAACCAAGAAGAGATTGATAATGTAAAGACTTTGATCAATGAGCTTGACGCTGAGCCTATTAAGGACAACGAATGGTTACTTGATCAAACAGAGAAGTTTTGCCAAGACAAAGCAATCTACAATGCTATCATGAGTAGCATTAACATCCTAGATGGTAAGACAGATAAGACGAAGAACGCCATTCCGCAAATATTATCTGATGCGTTGGCTGTGTCGTTTGATACCAATGTAGGCCATGACTTTTTAGAAGACTATGAATCACGTTACGACTTTTATCACAAGAAAGAGCAAAGAATTCCTTTCGACCTTGAGTACTTCAATAAGATTACAAAAGGCGGTATCCCTAATAAGACTCTCAACATTGCCCTCGCTGGTACTGGTGTTGGTAAGTCTTTGTTCATGTGTCATTGTGCAGCAGCAAATCTCACAAGGGGAAATAATGTTCTTTACATTACGCTAGAGATGGCGGAAGAGAAGATTGCTGAACGTATTGATGCTAACCTTCTCAATGTAACAGTCGATGAGCTTGCTATGCTTCCTAAGGATGCTTATGACAAGAAGATCGAACGTGTAAGAGGTAAAACAAACGGTAAGCTAATTATTAAAGAGTACCCAACAGCAACTGCTGGTTCTGCTAACTTTAGACATTTATTCAATGAGCTGAAGATCAAGAAGGGTTTCGTTCCTGATATTGTTTACATTGACTATTTGAATATTTGTAATTCTTCCAGGATTAAACAAGGTGGCAGCGTTAACAGTTACACATATATTAAGGCGATTGCGGAGGAGCTTCGTGGTTTGGCGGTCGAGCAGAATGTACCGATTATCTCGGCGACTCAGACTACTCGTTCTGGATTCACAAATACAGACCTTGGACTCGAGGATACAAGCGAGTCGTTTGGACTCCCAGCAACAGCAGACTTTATGTTCGCACTCATCAGCTCAGAAGAACTCCAAGACTTGAACCAGATGATGGTAAAGCAGTTGAAGAATCGTTATAGTGATCCTTCAACGAATAGGAAGTTTGTAATTGGTGTTGACCGCCCTAAGATGAAGTTGTACGATGTTGAGCAGAAAGCTCAAGCTGACATTGCGGATGATAAGAAGGATGATGATGATACACCGTTGTTCGATAGATCTAAGAACAACAAGTTTGATAAGAACTTGTTCAAGTCATTCAGTTAATGTCTAACTTTATCTTTGCAAGTTTCTTTTTTATCATTATCTTTCCATTGGCAGTGTTTCTTAATACGTTACTGGTTTTGTATGAGTATGCTATATTCTTGTTCCACCTTCCCATAAATATTTACAAATTATGTTTAGAAGTTGTAGTAACAATAAAGACACGCCATGGTTCTGATATTCAATGACAAATTTAGCGAACAACTTCAACAAGAAGTCTGCGATGCAGTTAACTTCTTCTCAGATCAACTCTTCTCAACAAAACTTAGCAAACACTTAGTTATTGAGCTTGAATTAAAAAGTTACTTCAAGGATCATGGGGATTGCGAGGTCTTGGAGTACAACTCCCAACGTAAACCAAGATCATTTAAGATTCGTCTCCGAAAGAAGAAGAGTTATAAATCTTTGATTAAAACTCTTGCTCATGAACTTGTTCATGTCAAACAGTTTGCTTTGTGTGAAATGTCTGAGTTTCATGATCGCTGGAGAGATGGTGTTGATTATAAGGATACAGACTACTACAATCTTCCCTGGGAGATTGAAGCAAGGATGATGGAGCATGTTTTATATGACAAATACAAGAATAGTCTGTTGCCAAAACAGCAACCATCGGATATAATAGAAGATAATGAGCGGGGTTCGTATAGTGGTAATACCTTAGCCTTCCAAGCTAATGCTGAGAGTTCGATTCTCTTACCCCGCTCCATTCAGGAAGAATATGGACACAATGGAAACGATTCTAATAATAACCCTTTTCCTAGTAATGCTTTATCGGCTCTACAAGAGCAGCCAGCAGTCACTCCTTGAAGAATTAGAAGAAGATGATGAAGAGGAAGTCTCTGCTGTATTAATTAAAGTAGAGAAGTATGGGGATCAAATATACTTTTGGGATAAGGATACAGGTGACTTCATTATCCAAGGTAAGGATATGAACGAAATTGTAGAGAAATGTAAAAAGTATTTTCCTGAGCGTTACTTTTGCATTGAGCAAGAGGATGTTGAAAAATATGATTTGAAAGTCAAAGAAGCGACTGTGGCGTAATTGGTAGACTTATATATACGGTAGACACATAGGAAAGTATATGGCCAAGTTTACCGATGAAGAAGTTATAAAAGCGTCACAACACATAACAGCAACAAAAGCAGCTGCTTCTCTTGGAGTGCATTATGCAACATACAGAGAGCATGCTAAAAGATTGGGTGTTTGGAAAACTAATCCTGGGGGAAAGGGACTTACTAAAAATAAGTCCGCATATGCCATCCCTCTTGAAGAGATTCTAACTGGTAAACACCCCCATTACCAAACCCATAAGCTAAAACTTAGATTGTTTAGCTCTGGTAAATTTCAACGTGTATGTAGCTGCTGTAAATTAACAGCATGGCTTGACCATCCTATACCTTTGGAGCTTGATCACGTTGATGGTAATAAGTATAATCATAAGTTAGATAATTTGAGGTTATTATGTCCTAATTGTCATGCTCAGACAGAAACATACAGAGGAAAAAACAAACAAGCCCGTGTGGTGGAAAGGTAGACACAAGGCGCTTAAAACGCCTCGCCTAGTGCGTGCCGGTTCGAATCCGGCTTCGGGTACCAAATTGTTAAGTATTGCGACAATAGCTTAGTGGCCTAAAGCAGTGGTCTCATAAACCATTGATCGAGAGTTCGAATCTCTCTTGTCGCACCATTAAAGTAGTAGTACAATGAAATTTGATCTTGAAGAAATCAAAACTTTTATCGATGCACAGTCACCAGAGACCAAGATATACATTGGCTGTGATTCCGAACGTTTTAGACATAAGGGTTTATGGCACGCTCACTACACATTAGTCGTTGTTGTTCATATTGATGGCAAGCACGGCTGTAAGATCTTTGGTGAAGTTCAAACAGAAAAAGACTACGATCAAAAAGCAAGCAAACCTACGTTCCGTTTAATGAACGAAGTGTTTAAGATTTCAGAATTGTATTTGAAACTTGCTGATGTGATTGCAGACCGTGAGTTTGAAGTTCACTTAGATATCAACCCTAAAGAAGAACATAACAGCAGCGTTGTGTTGTCTCAAGCTGTTGGTTACATTAAGGGCACTTGCAACGTCACTCCTTTAGTCAAACCAAACGCTTTTGCTGCAAGCTATGCTGCTGACCGTTTAAGAGAATTGAGAGCTGCATGATTTACATTGTTGATATTGATAACACCATTTGTGTTACGGAACCAGATAAGTTTGGTAACCAAGATTACGAAAACTCAAAACCAATGCCTGAGCGGATTGATTATATCAATTTGCTTTGGGATCAGGGTCATGTAATCCATTATTGGACGGCTCGTGGCTCGTCTTCAGGGATTGATTGGCTGGATTTAACCAAGAGCCAGTTGGATAAGTGGGGTTGCAAATATCATACTGTTAAGTGTGGTAAACCCAGCTACGATGTTTGGATTGATGATAAAGCAATAAATGCTAGAGACCTCCCACCCGTATTCTAAATAATAAGAACTACAGGAGCTGAGTTGTCATCACAATCCACAGAAAAATTAGTTTCGTTCCGACCAATCCTCTGCAGAAACTGGGTTGTTAAGGCTAGTTCTTTGAATGAAAGCATTTGCGTTGTTATGACAAACATTAATAATGGAGCTACGATAATCAATTACTTTAGCAATGAGATGGACGCAGCTCTTCATATTGAGTACTGGATCGAAAACCACAGCACATAAATATCTCTCAAAGGAGAAATTATGGCTACCCAACAAGGTTTTGAATACGAACGGAATGCTTACAAAGCATTGCAAAAACCTATTATTCACAAAGATATCTCTACAGGTGAGCCTGCTGGTGCTTCACATGACAAACCCGATCTAACAATCATGGTGGATAAAATACCTAGTGGAGTTGAGTTAAAAAATCAACCCACAGCTGCAGGTAGTTTGGTTTTGCAGTTTTCCAATGGTAAGTGGAATTTTGGTCCAACTGATGGTAATGTGGAAAAAGAATTTTTAAAAAATGTTGGAACAAAAGCTGGAGTTTTAAAAACTTTGAATGCTACTTGGACTAATCCAGTTTTGCAGTATGACGATCGTGGTAATAAAATTTACGTTGGTGCAACAAAAATGGAAGCTTATAGGAAAGATTTAGCAGCTTTCGGTAAATTTCCAATGAGTGTACGCTACCTTAATGTTCCCACTAAAGTTATTTCTGATTATTATAATAAAAAAGATACTTATTATTTAAACGTCGGTTCACATGGATTCTTTTTATTTAATTCAGATCCTTTGGGATTAAATGCAAAGCTATCAAAAGAAGGCCTTAAAAAAATTCCAAATTTTTCTAGCCCAAATTCTGCTACAACAAAGATTAGAATAAGGGTACAGAACAAAAGTGGAAGCTATCAAATATCCTTCACGTTACAGTTTGGTATGACCACAGCTCAAAAATCTCCTTATAATATTGCTCCTTTGAAATCAGGATCTAAATCGGAAATTGATATTAAACGTCTTATTGCTGATCCAATTATGAGGGTACTGTAGTATGATATACCTGTTTGAAGCGGCCGATGAGTCAAAGCTGACTCACTTAGAGCACCCTGAAGACCACATGCTTAATGCTGGCTATGCTGGCTACCATCACGCTGTTAACTCTTTGATGCAAGCTCATCATGTCCTTTCAGGTAAGGAAACGCAAGCAAAGACGTCTGAGAAGTATGACGGCTCTCCTTCCATTGTGTTTGGACATCACCCTGATACTGGTAGATTCTTTGTTGCGTCCAAGTCTGCATTTAATGCAAACCCAAAGATCAATTACACAGAAGCTGATATTGAAAAGAACCACGGACATGCTCCTGGTTTAGTTGCTAAGTTAAAGTCTTCTCTCAAGCACCTTCCTAAGATCATGCCTAAGAAGAAATCATCTAAGGGTGAGATCTATCAAGGCGATGTGAT